ACGCGACTTTAAAAAGCTGAACCCTCAAGCCATTCAAGCAGAAGGTGTCAAGATATTGCTTGAGACCGAGGAGATGGTAAACCCCGATCTACCATTATATCCCAATCCTACACGAATGTGCAACCGATATTGCTCCTTCTATGGTCCCTGTCTATCTATGGACGATGGAGGAGACTGGGAAGGTGAGATCCAAGAAGGGTACCAACAAAGACAAACCGAGGAGAACTCATGGCGCAGTCTAATCAAGCTCCCCTTCCCGCCCCAGGAAGCGGAGGCGGAGTTGGAACCGCTAAGGATCCAATAACCCCTAAACGCCCCCCAGCTTTCACGATTGAGACCACCAGCGATCGCAAAAGGTGGCTCAACATGATGGTTTACGGGGACTATGGAATGGGGAAGACTACCCTTGCAGGATCGGCGAGCAAAGTAGCTGTAATGCAGGACGTTCTGATGATTGACGCTGAAGCCGGAGATCTGAGTCTTGCCGGTTTCGAGGGTGTAGATGTAATCAGGGTGAAGAATTACAGGATGGCCAGTCAGGTAGAAGAGTTTCTCAAGATGCACTGCAAACTCAGAGATGCAGACGACACCGCGGGTCTGTGCGAGCTGGAGTCCACTCTGAAGGGCGAAAAGATCACTAAGCCTCGAAAATACCACACGGTTATTGTCGATACCCTATCGGAGGTCGAGACATACTGCATGTATCAACTACTGGGCATTACCCTAACTACTAGCCTCGATGAAGAGACCGCAGTAGCTGAGTGGCCGGAGTTCAGAAGGAACTTCAACATGATCTCGCGCTTCGTGAGAACCTTCAGGGATCTACCCATGCACGTTATCATGACGTGCTCCCAGCAGTACGTACAGGACGATCAAAAGCGTTTCAACTTCGCTCCCAGCATGACCGGGAAACTCTCGGGAGCCATCCAGGGCTTCTTTGATGTGGTCGGGTGGTTAACCATTGTGAAGGGAGAAGAGGGCAAGGTGGCCAGAAGGCTGTATGTACAACCCATCGACCGCTTTGCAGCCAAAAACCGGTTCGCAGCTTTTAAGGAGCCCTACTTTGAGAACCCGACCATTAGTGGGATCTTGAAAGCTGTCGGACTATCCAAGGAGTAAGCACCATGGCACGCGCAAAACAAGCAGAAGGATCGGGTCCCGTTGTGGGATTCGAGGCAGGAGGTGATTCGGCAATGGTTGACCTCGACAGCGTTGAGGACGCTAAGTTTGAGGTCCTTCCTCGAGGGATGTATGAAGTTCGGGTTTCGGACCTGACCTTCGACTACAGCCAAGCCAGCGGCAACCCCATGTGGACGTGGGAGCTGGAGGTTGATGGAGGAGACCACAGCGGCCGAAAGCTGTTCTTCCATACCGTCTTTTCGGGGAAGGGCCTTCCCATGACCAAGAGGATCCTGCAACGGATCATTCCCGAGATTGCCAGCAAACCCTTCAACCCCGAAGAGGTCGCAAACGGTCAGTCAATCATCGGGCTAACACTCAAGGCGAAGGTGGCCATCAAGCGCTACGAAGGGCAGCCCCGCAACAACGTTCAGGATATGTTCCCGAGTGAAGGTACATCAGGCAACTTCCTTGGTGGTCCAGCGTAGTTTTACACCCTGTAGGTGGGTTGTGCTGCGTGGAGATGCGGGTCTGGAATGAAATGCTAGCTTAGTTCTGACTCAGCGCCCGCCCACAACCCACTTCACTGTGAGTGAGGTGTGGGACAATAAGGTAGCGGCTCGTGGTCAATGCATCTGAGTTCTGCACCTCATTTCATTTAGGATGTCATGAAGTACTATTCTCTTAGGCAGTTTGCGGCTGTAATTGGGGTCTCGTACCGTACAGCGCGTGCAATGAGAGACCGAGGGGAGATAGAGACCATTAAAGTAGGGGGAATCTATCGAGTCCCCGCCAGTGAGTCCGGTAAGTTTGCCCGCAAGATTCCAAAAGACCTACTAGAAGGATTCAAGATATGACCAAGCACAAAGCCTACGTACTACATAGTGGGGGCATCGATAGCACCACATGTTTGTACATGGCAATCGATATGTGTGGCCCTCAGAATGTTATAGGGGTCTCGATCGATTACGGGCAGCGGCATCGTAAAGAGATCGATCAGGCAGAGTTAATCTGCAACCACGTAGCTTGCCGACATGAAGTTGTCTCCCTGACTGTACCCCCGACAATGTTAACTGACCCGACTGAAGAGATCCCGAACATCACCTACGAGGAAATCAAAGGTGTCTCACCCACATACGTCCCCTTCAGAAACGGCCAGCTCCTCAGCAAGATTGCCGGTATTGCGGTGGTGGGAATCAGAGCCGAAGGTGATACGGCTTCAATCTGGTTCGGGGCTCATGCTGAGGATGCGGCGAATTGGGCTTATCCTGACTGTAGCCCTGAGTTTATAGGCGCCATGTCTAATGCGATCTACGTTGGAACTTATCATCAGGTTAGGCTGATGACGCCTCTGATGTTCATGATGAAGTACCAGATCATTCATGAAGGTCAAAAACTCAGAGTCCCTTGGCCGGCAACATGGAGCTGTTACGCCGGCGGAGATCTCCACTGCGGTGCCTGTCCTACATGCTACGCTAGGCACAGGGCCTTCCTTCAAGCCGAGGTACTTGATCCCACAACCTACGCCACACTCCCAAACCCGTTGTAACAAATGCCCAAGCAGAAGTTACGCAAGAGACAGAGGAGCCCTTCTGCTAAGAACCCCTCTAGCAAGAGGAGCAAGAACCTGAAAAAGAAGGCAACCAAACGCCTAACCATTGTTAAAGCCTCCAGACGCCAAAACCGGGAGAAAAAATGACTTGGGACGAGTACAGAGACTTCTGCCTCAGTGTTGCTCAATACCCCAAACACGGTACACACTCGATGCCAGAACTCTCCTACCTGTGCTTAGGGCTAGGCGGTGAAACAGGTGAAGCACTCGACGTTGTCAAGAAAGCCGTTCGCAAAGGTGCTGTCGGTCTCGGAGCCGAAGAAAGGCAGAAGTTAACGGACGAACTCGGTGACGTTCTCTGGTACCTCACCATGATGGTGTGGTGGCTGGATATTGATATGGAAAACGTAATGAAGCTCAACCACCTTAAGCTTACCAAGAGCCGAAGAGGGGAGGATCGTCGGATGATGAACAACGAGGACTTCTACGAGATCACTCGGGAGATATCAATTGATGCGGGGCATCGGATACCCCTACACGAGTCCAAGTGCAGGAACATTCACGGGCACCGATACAAGATCCTCCTGACCGTTATGGGCAGGAAACTCAAGACCACAGGCAGCGGGTCAGGGATGCTCATGGACTTCGGGTTTATGAAGGAAGAGATGATGGGGCATATCGACGCCATCTTCGACCACGCCCTGATCCTCTACCAGAAAGACCCGTTAATTAAGCACCTACTCCCTATCGGTGACAGGACGCCCACCCTCGGCCAACACGGTGGTAAGTTCGGCAAGATCGTAATCATCGACCGTATCCCGACAGCCGAGAACCTTGCAGAGCTTTGGACCAAACAGCTTATCGTTCCCGTAGCATCAAGGTCCGAAGGGTGGTGCACCGTAAAATCGGTAACCGTCTTTGAAACCCCGAACTGCTCAGCAACCTTCACCCGCGATCTCAACCAACTAGAGGAGCTCCGATAAATGCCTGCGACTAAATTCCCGGTTATTGAATTGTTTGGGCCTGTCCTCCAGGGTGAAGGTATGATGATCGGCAAGCAAACCATGTTTGCCCGCCTAGGCGGGTGTGATTTCCTGTGCTCCATGTGTGATACCATGATCGCGGTGGACTCCAAGGAGATCCGTAAGCGCGCCGCCTACATGAACTACGAAGAGATCGCCGAAGGCCTTGAAGAGCTATCACTCCACACCGAATGGATAACCTATTCAGGGGGCAACCCCCTTCTGTGGGAGCTTGGTAAGTTAACCGATCTTCTTCACGATGGTGGCAAGAAGATCGCCGTGGAAACCCAAGGCTCGATGTATAAGGCGTGGGTGAACTCGTGTGACTGTATCACAGTATCTCCTAAGGGGCCGGGGATGGGTGAAAAGTGCGACTTGGGAGAACTCGATGTTTGGGCCGACAAGCTTCGAGGACATCCAGGTTTCAACTTGAAGGTGGTTGTGTTCGGAGACCCCGATATCACCTTCGCCATGATAATCCACCTAAGGTACCCTGATGTCCCATTCTACATCTCACTCGGCAACCCCTATCTACCTGGACAGCCCATTACCTGGGAAAACCAGCTGCTAGGACTCCTCACCAGTATGCAGTGGTTGGAGAAGAAGGTTACCTCGATCCCCGAACTCAGGGAGGCTGTTGTGTTGCCCCAAATGCATGTACTCATGCACGGCAACAAAGAGGGCGTATGACTGAGTCCAATAGGGAGTTCGCGAATAGCCCTGAGGGGAAATTCTGGCAGTGCTGTAGGAAAGCTCACGTCAGACCCTCTACTCGCCAGGCGTCTAAGTTCCGCAACAAGAAGGGCATCGCCTACAAAGTGGCCTACGGGACTACAGACCCGAGTTTTGGATGAACCGACAAGTGGCTAAACTGATCAAGAAGCGGGCGGGTATCTTCAAGATGCCTCGTTCAGCTTACAGAATGTCCAAGCGGAACTACAATGGAGTTCCTTGGAACAAGCGACACATTCTAAAGCGGCGAATCCTAACACAAATACAGGAGAAACTTAGTGGTAAAGACCAAAAAGGAAGTCCGGAAGGAGTTTGAACTCCTCAACCCCACAAAAGCTATTGAAGACCACGTACGTAGCATCTTAAACCTCCTGAGGCTTCCTGACGATGAAGACTACGAGGAGACCCCGCGGAGGGTGGCGGCCTACTTGAAGGAGTTCACCCAGAACAAGGACCTCAAGGAATCACTCAGTACAGTCTTTAGTAGCTCGGCCTCGGGGGTTGTTGTCCAATCAAACATTCCCTTCAGGATGGTGTGCTCTCACCACCTATTGCCTGCGCATGGAACGGCATCTCTCGGTTACATACCAAACGGGAAGATCGTCGGGCTCTCAAAACTCTGCCGCTTGATACAGGATGCAGGAGTATCACAACCTGCCGTCCAGGAGCACCTCACCGATTCGATCGCTGACGCAATTGAAGACGTGCTCGCACCACGCGGAACAATTGTAGTGATCAAAGCAATCCACAGCTGTTTGACAACCCGTGGTGTTAACACCCCCGGTGTGCAAACCATAACCAGCTCGGTGAGAGGTGCATTTCGGGACGCCCCGCAAGCTCGCGCCGAGTTTTTCGAGCTTGTGAGATAACGTGAAAATACCCACCCCTAAGTGTCCGGACCAAGACGTTCTTAATCACTTGAGCCGTTACCGAGTTGATGTTTCCGTAGGGAAGATCTTCGGTATTAGAGGGAAGGAGGTGGGATCTTTACAAAACCACGGCTACTGGTGCGTAGGTGTCCCCACCCGTCTAGGTACACGCATATTCAGACGTACCCACATAATCTGGTGGATCGCTACCGGATCTTGGCCGAACCAAATGCTGGATCACATCGACCGTAACAAGCTAAATGATGTAATTGGAAACCTAAGAGTCTCTACTCCTAGGGACAACAGAAACAATCAAGGAAGAGAGTTGCCTCCTGGGGTCAGCCTTTATAGAGGTACCCCAGGAAGCAAACCCTACAAAGCACAAATTAGAGCAAACGGGAAGGTTAAGTACCTGGGGGTCTTCATCTCCATTCAGGAAGCGTCCGAAGCCTATCAACTAGCCCTAAAGGAGTTATGAGTCAGTTTGCACCAATAGCGCCAATCCAAGTATTGAAGCAACTCCGAAAAGAAAGTCCAGAGCTGTTCGGCAAGTACCATCTCGTTCTGGCACACGAGGTACTTGCCGCTCCCGGGCTGTTCGCTGAGGTTTACTGCCACGAGGGCTATGAAGTAATCCTAGACAACAGTGTTGTCGAGCTAGGCCACGCCATGAACCCTGAGGATCTACTTGAGGCAGCCTCGATCGTGAACGCCGACGTGATCGTTCTACCCGACGTGATTGGTGACTCCAAAGAAACAATCAGAGTAGCTACCGTCGCGCACCATCGTATGAAGGCCAACGCAATCGGGGTGGAGTTCATGGCGGTACCTCAGGGTAAAACCCACCACGAAGTCCTACAGTGTGCTTATCATCTCGAGGACGCTCTAGGTAGCGGCCTGTGGATAGGGATCCCTAGATGGATCACAGACAAACTCGGAAGTCGCATCTACACAGTGGTGAATGTGGTGAACATATTCGACGGTCCAATACATCTGCTGGGCTTCTCTAACAACCTAGCTGACGACATAGCATGTGCCAGACTACCTGAAGTTAAAGGCATCGATTCATCAGTACCATTTCTGTACGGAGCACACTGGAAGACACTCTGGATAGATCCCCACATGGAGCGTCCGAATAGGGAGGAAGTGTGGAACGAGAACATGGAGCTGAACTATTGCATGAAGCACAACCTTCGAGCAGTCCGGCACTGGCTAGGGCTCGATCCCGACCGCCAAGATGTGAAGAATGCCCCTTCAAAGGAAAAACCGTAGCAGCCAGAGGGAATCCAGCTGCTCGGTTAATGATTATAGCTGAATCTCCGGGGCAAAATGAGGAACGTGAGAACGAACCTTTCGTAGGAGATGCTGGGGAGCTTCTCGCTAAAGCCCTTCCAATCTCACTCAGCTCCGATCAACTGTACATTACCAACGCCTTCTGCTGTAGACCCTTCCAAAAAGATGCCGCACTACTTAAACGTGGTACATTAGTTTGCCACGACAGGTTGATGGCTGAGATCGCCCAGTTTCCTCGCGACGTGATTCTAACTCTTGGAGGTCCCGCTCTCTGGAGCGTTACCGGTGACTACAACCTGAAGATCACCCGAGAACGCGGCAAAACCTATCCTAGCGCGCTCGCTACCAAAGGTATTTTTACTGCACTACACCCGGCATTCCTGCTTCGAGGTGGTGGAAACTACAACCAGTTCGTTGCCGATATAGCAAGAGCCTTCAACGCTATCGGCATCAAGACACCACCTAGTTCACTCCACAACTTCAAACCCACCAACGTAATCAAGGAACCCAAATACACTGTAGTAACTCTTGAGAATGTGGTTCCTATTCTTCACCACCTGAACCAACGTAGCCTCATTAATGGGGCCATCATAGGGGATCTAGAAACAACCGGGTTCGATCGCCAGGCCGACGAGATACTTGTATTTGGTGTGTGCGTAGATCCGGAGGAAGTGTTTATATTCGACAACGAGTGGATGTTCAACCCCACGTTTATAGAGCAGATTGTAGAGCACCTCAACCATCACTGGGTGTGGCATAACGGCAAGTTCGATATCGCGTTCCTCCAACACAGGAAGATCAAAGCTAGGGTTGACGATGACACCATGCTTATGAACTACACCTTAAATGAGCACCCCGGGTATCACGACCTCGAACAAGTGGCGATGGATCTTCTGGAGATAGATCCCTACAAACACATGTTGGACGCTTATTTACCCCATAAGGGTGCCTCATATGCACATGTACCAAAACCCATCTTGTACGAATACCTAGCCAAGGACTGTAGCTCGACCCTGCAGATCTATCGGGTCCTAAAACAGCGTGTGGCCGAAGATGAAGGGCTTGTCAAGCTTAATAAATACACGCTTGTTCCAGCCTCCAACTTCCTGTGTAAGGTCGAGTCTAGGGGGTTACCAATCGATCTGGAGAAACTTGACCTCAATCGTCAGCGTCTAAAGAAGGAAATCAGTAGCGAACTAGAATTCGTGCACGGGATTTCACAGGAGAAGTGGCCTGGAGTTAGTGTTAATCCCAACAGCTGGGATGAAGTTGCTACACTCCTGTACGATAAAATGGGACTGCGTGTTAAAGGGAAGCGGAATACTAGGAAGGAAACGCTCGTCAGAATAAGGCCTCCACACCCCGTAATACCCTCCATCTTAAAGTACAGGACGTTATTGAAGCAATTATCAACAACCGTAGAGGGTCTTGCAAAGTTCATAGGGGTTAATGGCAAAGTGTACCCCAACCTACTACTTCACGGAACTAAAACTGGAAGGCTAGCATCCCGTAAACCCAACGTCCAGAACATCCCCAGGGATAAAATGATGCGCGACATGATCTGCGCATCTCCGGGAAGGATCCTATTCAAGGCTGATTTAGATCAAGCCGAGCTGAGAGTACTCTGTGTCGCGAGTGGAGATAAATTCTTAACCCGAATCTTCAGCGACAACAGCCTTAACCTTCACGACGAGATGTCCGACTTCCTGTTTGGAAAGAGCTGGACAGAGGAGCAACGAATGCGCTCCAAGGCCGTAAACTTCGGAATTCCATACGGTTGAAAGCCAGCCGCTCGCAGCCTTCTGCACTGCATCCTGAATTATGGGGGCGCACTTTCTAGCTGTCTCTATATCAGGGCAATCAGAGAGCAGCTCGTCGTGGATTAAGTTGAAGATGTAGGTGTCGAAGTCGTTTGCAAGCCGGTCGTCAGCATCCATTCCCGCGTGTAGTGTAATATCGCTGGCCATACCTTGGATGGGGAAGTTCTTTGCCTCGTTGATCAATTCGTGGAGGTTACTCTTGGATATTACACCAAAGCGTCTCTTCCTTCCGAACGCTGTTGTGAGGGTTTC